CGTGGACATTGTTCTGGAAGAATATCTTAAGAACGATATCCAAGACGCTGAGTTTGAAGAAGTTGAAGAGGAAGAAACCGATGAAGTCGGGCTCAATAGCAGAGCGCTGGAGCGCGTAGATGAGTTACCGCCCATAGCCAAGCCCTATGTCATCACAATCGACGAGGGCACGAGCAAGGTGCTGGCCATCCGGCGCAACTGGAAGCCAGACGACCCTAAGGCGCGCAAGCGCAACCACTTCGTACACTATTCCTATGTGCCCGGCTTTGGGTTCTATGCCTTCGGACTTATCCATCTTATCGGGGCCTTCGCCAAGTCGGGCACTTCGCTTATTCGGCAGCTTGTTGACGCGGGTACGCTCGCAAACCTGCCCGCTGGGTTCAAAACCAAGGGCTTGAGGGTCATCGGAGATGACAGCCCGATTGGCCCGGGCGAGTGGAAGGACGTGGACATTGCCTCCGGCACGCTGAGAGATAATCTCATGCCGCTCCCGTATAAGGAGCCGTCGCCGACGCTATTCCAGTTACTCCAGACCATTGTGGACGAGGGCAGGCGCTTCGCTTCGGCGGGTGACCTTAAAGTTAGTGATATGTCGTCGCAGGCTCCGGTCGGCACGACACTGGCTATTCTTGAGCGCACACTTAAGGTCATGTCTGCGGTTCAGGCGCGCATTCACTATGCGATGAAGCAGGAGTTCAAACTCCTTAAAGAAATCATCCGCGACTACACTGACGATGAGTATGGCTACGACCCCGCGCGCGGAGAGCGCAAGGTTAAACAGGCCGACTATGACCTTGTCGAAGTAATACCTGTTTCGGACCCCAATGCCGCCACCACAGCACAGAAAATTGTACAGTACCAAGCCGTAATTCAACTAGCGGCGCAGGCCCCGCAACTATATGATATGCCTTATCTGCACAGGCAGATGTTGGAAGTGCTGGGTATCAAGAATGTTGACAAGCTTATTCCGATTCAAGACGAAGGTGATTACAAGCCTAGAGACCCTGTCTCTGAAAATATGGATATCATTAATAACAAACCAGTAAAGGCGTTCATCACTCAGGACCACCAAGCGCACATCGCAGTGCATATGGCGGCGATGCAGGACCCGAAGATACAGCAGCTTATGGGGCAGAATCCTAAGGCCCCGCTTATGATGGAAGCTATGAATGCGCACATCGCGGAGCACTTGGCTTTCGAGTATCGTAGACAGGTAGAAGAGCAAGCTGGTGTACCGCTCCCACCGCCAGACGCCCCGATGGACGCCGAAACGGAAGTGCATATTTCGCGGCTTACAGCCGCAGCGGCGGGGCAGCTCCTGCGCAAAAATCAGGCCGAAGCCGCGCAGCAGGCTGCGCAAGAGGCAGCGGAAGACCCAATACTTCAGCTTCAAAAAGAAGAAATCGCTATCAAGCGGATGGACAGCGAGAGCAAGTCCAAGAAAACGCTGGCGGATATCGCTGCCGAAGCGGACAGGCTTGCTATCGAGCGCGAGCGTATTGCGTCCAACGAGCGCATTGCCGGAGTTAAGCTCGGTGTGGACATTGCCAAGACCAAGGCCGCAACCGCGAGCAGAGAGCAGACCGAGGGCTTACGCATAGGCATAGATGCCGCGCGAAGCGCGGTTCAAGAAGCAAGGAACGAAGACGAACGCCACAAGTCTAGGGCCGAGCGCAAAGAGCTTGCAGAAGCCAAAAGCAAGCAAACTAAACCAACGAAGGAAAAATAATGGAATACTTGAAACATCTCGCAAACGAGAATAACAAGGAAATTGATAAGTTCATGAAAGACCTTTCCCGTGGAACCGCCGCAGACCACGGAGAGTATAAATATGCATGCGGCATCGTCCGGGGGTTGGAATTAGCCAACTCCAAGATTGTCGAACTTAAAGAAAGGTTAGAAAAAGACGATTATGAGTGAAATCGGAGACAGCCCAAACCCTGCCGACCCGAACAAAGCTACTCAATTACCGGAACCTAAGGGATACCGCATTCTGTGCGCTCTGCCCGAAGTCGAAAAGGTAACTAAGGGAGGTATTATCAAATCTGATGAAACCCTTCGCAACGAAGAGTTGCTGGCCGTTGTCCTGTTCGTGCTTAAGAAAGGCCCGGATTGCTACAAGGACCCAGCACGATTCCCTACGGGGCCGTGGTGTGAAGAGGGCGATTTTGTCCTCGTACGCCCGCACGTTGGGAGCCGAGTGAAGATTCACGGGCAAGACTTCAGGATTATTAACGACGACAGCGTGGAAGCCGTAGTGTGCGACCCGCGCGGATATTCGAGAGCCTAAGGAAAGAACTATGCCAAAAGTAGTTGAAAATGAAGAAGACCTTCTAATCGAAGAACTTGAAGGCGACGAAGAAGAATTTAGTGTAGACGTAGAAGACGATACGCCCGAAGAAGACCGGGGCCGGGCACCCATGCCCAAGGAAATTGTCGAAGAGTTGGAGAAGGACGACCTCGATGAATATTCAGATAAGGTCAAAGAACGCCTAAACCAGTTTAAGAAAGTCTACCACGACGAGCGCCGCCGGGCAGAAAAAGCCGAGCGGGAGCGCGAAGAGGCCATAGAATTCGCTCGCCGGATTCGAGAACAGAACACACAATATAAGAGCGCTTTTAGCGAAGGCGAGAAAACTTTACTCGAAAGCTATAAGAAATCTGCGTCTTTAGAGCTTGATCGCGCTCGCGTTGCTTATAAGGAAGCGTATGAGTCTGGTGATGGCGACGCGCTGTTACAGGCTCAAGAAGATATTAATTTAGCTCTAATTCGTAATCAGCAGCTAGAAAACTATAGGCCCGCTTTACAAGAAGATAAAAGTAATACAGAAGAAAGACTTCAGGCAGCTTCTACCCCGAAGCCCGACGAAAAGGCCCTTGCGTGGCAAAAGCGCAATGACTGGTACGGGCAAGACGAGGAAATGACGGCTACTGCATTAGGAGTTCATAGTAAGCTCGTTCGGCAGCACGGCGCGGAATACGCCAAGACTGACGCATATTGGGATACGTGGGACAGTGACGATGACGCAGCGAACAAGAAATCCAGCAAAAAGAGCGAACGCTTGTCTGTAAATGTCGCTTCCGCTTCTCGTAGTCGGGCAACCAAGAAAGTTGTGCTTACCAAGTCTGAGCTAGAAATCGCTAGCAGATTAGGGCTTACCAAAGAACAATATGCACGAGAGAAAGTTAAAGCGGAGCAACGATAATGGATAAAGATGCTTTTTTTGAAGAGATTGAAACGATGACTGGTGTTGTGGAAAAGCAGAGCCCGGCGAAGCGAGCTAAGGTCGCACAGACCGAACCCGATGAAGCTGAGTTCTCAAGAATGCCAAGAGAAGCCGATGCTCGGGAAACCAACCAACGAGTAAAATCGTGGCAGGTGCCCAGTCTGTTGCCGGAACCCGATAAACAGCCCGGCTATGAGTATCGGTGGGTCAGAGTTTCTACCTTGTCGCAACCCGACGCCCGTAATGTTTCCTCTAGGTTACGTGAGGGCTGGGAAATGGTGCGAGCCGAAGAGCAGCCTCAATTGGCTCTTTTTAGTGACCGAAATGCACAGTTTTCCGATAGTATCGAAATTGGTGGTTTAGTTCTCTGTAAGATTCCTAGTGAATTCGTCCAGCAGCGCAAAGACTACTTTAGAAACCGCAATAAAGAACAGATTAAGTCTGTTGATTATAATTTCATGAAGAATTCGGACCCTAGAATGCCCCTCTTTTCTGAGCGAAAATCTAAGGTTACGTTTGGCGATGGAAACTAACAGGAGCTAATATATGGCTTATCCTTCAGTTGCTGCCCCCTACGGATTACGCCCGGTTAATTTAATCGGCGGGACTCCGTTTGCTGGCTCCACCCGCCGCATTCCGATTACTTCGGCATCTGCCACGGCTATTTTCTACGGCGACGTAGTGAAGCTTACTAGCGCAGGTACCTTGGAAAAGGATGTTGGCACGGACGCGGCTACCCCCGTGGGCGTTTTTCTTGGCGTAGAGTATACCGACGCTACTTACGGTCGTACTTTCCGTCAGCACTACCCGGGCGCGATTACCGCCTCGGACATTAATGCATATGTCATGGATAACCCCGACGCCTTATACAAGGTTGCGGTCGTGTCTGCGACTACCACCATCAGTTATGTTAACCAGACTGTCGTAGGCAATAACGCCGTTCTTGTGCAGAATACTGGTTCGACCATCACTGGTAACTCAAAGGTTGCTGTTAGCAGCACCACGGGCACTACTTCGACTTGGCCCGTCCGCATCGTTGATGTTGTTCCTGAAACCCATACGGCGACTGGCCTCGGTTCGTTTACCGAAGTTATCGTCAAGTGGAATGCAGGCATGCATCAGTATACGAATCCGACTGGTGTGTAAGGGAGTTCTAAAAAATGGCTATTTCACGCGCACAATTACTTAAAGAACTCCTCCCCGGCCTCAACGGTTTGTTTGGGCTGGAGTACA